CTGACCATGGCACTAATGAATTTCGCTCCAACGTTTACCGATAGACGGCTCAGCAAGCGGCGGAATATCGCCAAGCCACATTGCTTCCGCGTCCTCCATTATTCGTTTTAGCTTCGCGGCCCACTCCTCAGCCCTGTCTTCCTTGACGAGCAGCAAAATTTCGTCATGAATACAGGCGGCAATCTTGGCCTCGACCTCACCAACCTTCACCAGCTCAAGCCACAGATTGCCAAGAGCGCATTTCAGGATGGCCGCACCAGCACCTTGGATCGGCGTATTGCACCTCACCGTCAGCCGATTCATGTCACCCGGCAAAAACCGCCGCATGTTCGACTTTGGAATACGAATGGAAACCAAGTTGTTGCCTTCAGTCGCTTCAGCAAGACGGCCATTTTCCTGCTGCCACTCGGCAATGCCGTGGTACGTGTCGAGCCACTGCTTCCGAATTTCAGCAGCCTCCTCAACAGGCATGAGTACGCCTACGCCAGCCGCATAGTTCCGCAAACCCTTCGCACCACTGCCGTACAGCAGGCCGAAGTTTGCAGACTTAGCGATCTGGCGACTGCAACCAATGGCCTCAGCAGTAACGGTGTGCAAGTCTTCACCGTCCTGGAACGCCTTGATCATGCGTTCATCTTGCGCGACCGCAGCAGCCAGTCGAAGTTCCATCTGACCAAAATCAGCATCCACAAGAAGCCAACCATCAGGAGCCTCAACACACTGACGGAAGGCTTCGTCTCTGGGAATTTGCTGGTTGTTGGGTTTGATGCAGGACATGCGGCCACTTTCGGCTCCGAGCTGCAAATAGCTGGCACGAACAAAACCATCGGGATCAAGTTTTTCAAAGATTGAGTCCACCATTTGGCGGCGCTTTTCAGCTTTCTTCCAAGCCAAGTAGGTCTGAACAACGTGGTGATCAGCCGCATAAGCCTGGAGCGCAACACGACTGGCGCTTGGATTGCCGGTTTTTGCATCAACTGGCTGCTCACCGCCGAGTAAGGCAGTGAACTTTTCCAGAAGCTGTTTTGGCGAATTGATATTAAAGCCCTTGTACTTTTTGGTTCCCAACCTAATGCTGCCTTCATCCTTGGGTCGTAGGTTAAATACCGCCGGGGAAGTTTCAATATCTTCGATTTCCCTGAACCATTTATCTCTGAGTGCGTCATCATTACCCATTTCTGTGAGTTTCTCTTTGAGATAAGCCAATCGACCATCTGTTTCTCGTGGGAGCTTGTGCTCCGCCGGAAGGGCTTCGTCAAGTTCGTAGAGAAAGTCCTTAGAAAGTGCAGCAATGTCATGCTCATAGTCCTTACGAAGTTGTTCAAGACTGGAACGATTCCACGGCAACCCAGTGCGCCACATGTGCGCCATTGCCGGGAGAGCTTTGCATTCAAGCGTGTAAGCAGGGTCTAAACCTGCAGCAGCAATCCTCCCAGGAAGAATCGCATCAAGCTCCAGCAAAACCTCAACGTCCTTAGCAGCGTATTCAAGCTGCTCTTGACTGAGGACTGGTGCGCCCCAATCAGACACCTGCTGTTCTTTTGAGATGTCCTTTTCGAGGTAACGCTTAGCTAAGTGGGCTAAGCCGTGCTTCAGGTTTGGAAGGCCGTTGTTGAGCAGCTTGCTGGCGAGCATGGTGCAGTAAACGCGGCCATGCGGCCTAAAACCGTTTTCCTGCAGCCACGCCAAATCGAACACAGCATTGTGCGCGATCCAGTGCCGATCACCGTTTTCAAAAAAGTCGTCCAGCTTGTGATTTGCCTCTTCGTCGCAATCGAACATGTCGATAACAACGATGGACTTGGTCAACTCGCAACCAAGCTGAAGCAACCGAAGCTTGCCGATTTCAGGTTGCAGCTGGAGCGTCTCTGTATCAAACGCAATCGTGGTGGCACACGAAACTTTGTCGAGATGCTCGACGCCGAAATAGGTTGTGTAGGTCATTTAGAAAAGGTGCTCTTCAGGAAATACGCCTTGCCAGTTGGACTCATGAGTCCCATCTGGTGCGTACCAGCCGGAATCATCGAGATACCAGTTGGCGTTGGTGCGTGCAAAGAAGATCTTTTTCTCGGTTGAGAGATCTTCAAGCGAGTTGTCAAAAAGAGGTGTGGTCATTGGAGCGGGTCATCAAAGGCAGGAGGGTTGTCTTCGAGGCGCTTGTACAGCTCAGCCGCTTGTTCTGATTCCAAATGCTGAATCAGGCGGTCGAGATACCAACGAGCTTTTGAGGCGTCCTGGTGCGGACAAGCTTTAAACCACACGCGAAGCAGATACTTCAACGTGTGCGCAAGCAGCATACCGCTAACCGGGTCTGGTGCATGGCGAACGACATCTTCGATAACATCAATCGCCTCAAACCGGCCCTGTGTGTAGTGGGCCGGTGAGTTGACTAGATCACTTGTCGGTAAGTCGTTTGATGACATAGTCAAAGCTCCAGCTGCTATTGGGTCGTTCTAGGACGTAGCACTGATTGACGACATACATCACGTCGTAGCACTCGCCTTCGCCGTACTCAGCTTCAGCTTCACGACACCAAATACCCTTGCAAGCACCGGCATCGTCAAAGACACCGACATAATCGGCACTTTCTTCCATAGCCTCGCGGATGGTGCGAATGAACTCAGGCGTACCAGACACTTCTTTCGACCAACGGGTTGGTGCGTAGAAGGGGCACTCGTCTTTGTAGGTGGAAATGATCATGATGCTTTAAGAGTTTCTTTGTTGGCTGGATCGACCCAGATGTAGTCGTTGCTTGTGCAGTGAACTTGGCGGTAAAGGTGAGGTGAGCCAGGCTGGCACTTGCGGATTTGTGCAAGACCTTTCTGGGCAGTAGCAGCAGTCATGTGACTACTTACAACATTCCAGCGGCCTTCACGCCACGCTTGCACCTGGAAAGGGAAGCTGTCGTACCGCTTCTTGCGGCCCATGTAGCTGTTGTCGATCATTAGTAGAGGTCTTCAATGGGTTGCCAGTCATCAACCTCTTGGGCGAGGTCAACAAACTGCTGTTCAGTTTTAGGCAGTGGATCGTCGTCACCGATGGGCATCGAGCCACGGCAAACGGCACTGCCGAACTCTGGTGGGTCGAAGCGTGTTGCGGGTGACGTTTGGATTACGTCAGCAATGGTGGCGACGAAACGAACGAAAAGACCACAGGGGCCTTCGACAAGTTCGTAGCTTTGAAGCTCAATCAAGGTGTCAGTCATTGCCTAGTCTGGCAGGGACTCATCAAATGTAGCACGTCAGAACGTAAGAAAGGTGTTGATGACGGGGAAAGTGTCTGATTCATAAGAACTCATGATGGAAGTATCGATGCCGCCTCTGAGCGCCTTTTCTACATCCTCCTCAAGCCTGCAAAACTCGTCTGGATCGTCTGCATAAAAGTCTTCACAGACAGCTTCAGGTAATCCGTCAGGGTTGTAGGCCGTAAAACGAGCCACCGCAAGGAACCCTTCGACCTCAGAAACTTGGTAGTAAGTGAGGGTCGTTAGCTCCATTGGACGCCTCAGCCTGTCACCAGTCTGCCCACTATTTGAGAAGCTGGTCATAATGTAGTAGTCATTTAGGTGGGACGATGGAGATGCACCGCAGCTTCGCGCTCCAGCGATTCCGCAACAAGATTGAAGGTTGCACAGATGTAGGTGAGCTGCAGCAGATATCAGTCAAACTGATGCAGCTCTACCTCCACCAACAGGACACCATCAATCAGATGGTGAAAAAAGGTTGGCTACCTAGTGATGCCCAGGAAGGCCGTTAGCGGTTTAAGTTCTGCCGCTCTTCACGCTTTTCGCGGTACAGACGCCCCACCTCATCGAAGCAAGCCCTGCGTGTTTCGTAAGGGATGCTCTTGAGGATTTGATCCAGGCGGAACATCAAAAACTCGTCACGCTCATCCGTAACTTCCACGAACTTGTGGAACGTCTGAAGGCTATTGCCGATGGCACTCACCAAATAAAGATTGAATGCGGGTGAGTCCAGTAAGTCTTTAAGTGAGAGTCGCTCGGCTGCACTCAGGACTGGATCGGG